AATCCTTGCATACCTTTTTTCTCAGGCTCCATATAAAACTTACTGGTAAACAAACCACCGCTGGTATGCTCAAAGGTGGTCTGTATGTAATGACCTTGCTCATCTTTGCCAGCAGCCTGGATAAGTGCAAACCCATTGTCGTTAAGAGCTGGTTTAATTGCTTTAATGCATGACTTTAGACTAGCATATCTGTTTCTAAAGTGCGGATTTGTTGCATCCTTGTGCGGTGTTTTCATTTGTGACTGCGCTAATGCTAGTGCAGCTATTGCTTCTTTATTGCTCACTCCATCCCCCATAATTTTCTAGCCTCGCGTATGTAGGCTGGGCTTTCTTGCCAAAAAATTGAATTCCAGT